GCAACACCTGCGGTCATTCGTGCAGCGCGGGCCTTGGGGCTTACGTCCACGTCCGTAGATTGCTTCGGCGGCGTCTGCTGTTTGTTGGCAGCGTTGCCATCGTCGTCCTCGGGCGCAATGCCGCAAGCAGTCATCAGCGAGTAGCGGCGTGCGTAGGTCAATGCAGAACCGTAGCCTTGGGCATCCTGTTTGACAGCCGGGACACGCAACTTTCCGCATCGCAGTGACTCACCGGACTCGTGCAGAAACACGGTTTCGATCGTGATGCCAGAAGCGTCCTCAAACGTTTCCTGCATCAGTGCGATACCGTTTGCAAGCAGCGCCTCGTCAACGGCGTCAAGGCATTCGCCTAGCCCTGCGTATTTGTTTTTAAGGTGTGGGTTCAAATTGGTTTTGAGCGCTGGCCCAAAAGCTCGTTTAGCCGCGACAAAAGCGGTGGCAATGTTTTTCATGATTTCCTCAGAACGGTAATGGTGCGAAATAAGCGCGGACGGACTTGTAAGCCGAGTGGATCCGGCCCACGCCGCAACGCCGTTGGTAGTTATATTCCCACTGGTAGAAAAAGATAAAGTGACGCATCAAATTACCCCCACATAGATAAGACCAGACAAGCCAGCCATGATCAGCATCAAAACGGCGATGATGAGAACGCCCAACTCAGAATAACGAAGCACTGTGATGCTGGCGTCAAACTCAGCAGGGTTTGAATTTTCAGTGTCAATGCGTGCGCCACCGTTGCGTGTTTCGGTTTTCATATAGTCCTCTGTTGTTGATGCCGCTACTGTATTAGCTGCTGCTTACTTGATGCTTACGGGGCAGTGATTTCGTGGGCAGATTCAATTGCGCGGGCAAAAGCAATCAGCGTGTGGCGCACAAAACCGTAAGCGTGCGAAGTAGGGTCCGAGCGGTGGGTGTACGTGCTTGCCATGCGGTGGCCTATTGCTGCAATGTCGTCCTCCGTCAGCGGCTGGCGCACTGGTGCTGGGTGGGTGTATAGCGGTTCAAACTCGTATGAATCGCTCATGCAGGCAACGGCTTTCGCCCGCTCGGTGTACGTCCACGGGTAATGTCCAATCATTCCCGGCTCGCTTTTGTACCGAGTCCGCCACGCCACCGGTTGATTAGTGTCTTGCAAATTCGCCATGAAGCTCTCCTGATGCTTTGATATATGCCTGATGCGCTTCTTCTGCTGTTTTGAAATGCCCAAGCGAATGACGCATCCCATTTAAAGAAATTCTTGCAGTAAACTTATTTGATTGCTTGTGCAACGAAACGCCTTTAAAGCCTGTTGTGTTATTTGATTGGCGTGTTTTATTCATGCAATTTTGAGAATGACTTGCAGACCTCAAATTGCAAAATCGGTTATCGCTTCGAACTTGGTTTATGTGGTCAATTTGATATGGCAACTCACCCGTAGCAATTAACCAACACAGACGATGCTCAAGAATTAGGTAATCTTTAAAGCGTACATATCTGTACCCATCTACCTTTTTAGTTCCAGCCCGTTGCCCTGTAATATCTCTTGTCCCTGGCCGCTTATTCCAAATTAAATGACCCGTTTCTTTTTCATAAAACAGAAACAAAACCGCCAATTCAATGGCTTCATTTCTTTTCATTTAACACCTCACTCTGCCCCACTGCTTGCGCTGCTTCGTAGTCCGCTTTGTTGGCAAACATAGACATGCTCAATGCTGGCTCGTCTGCCTGCGCTGCAATGGCTGCACGGGCGTAGTCCTGGATTGCATCAATCAATTGAGCGTGCAGAAGGTTCCCTTTATCTCCATAGCCATCACTGGTTTCTCCTTCATTAAAGCCATGCTCCCAATAGTCGGTTATTGCGGCATTAAGCAGCTTTGAGAATGGCGGCAGGCTGTTGTTCTGGCTCATAACACCCCCAGCACAGCAAAAACAATCACCACCGCACAAGCTGAGTACACAACAGCCCAAAGCCAAAGCGGCGGGCGTGTGGATGGCTTGGCGAGCAGGGCGGACTGAATGTTTATCGCGTCGCCTGACATAGGCGTGGGGCGGATGGTGTTTCCGTACATTTTGACTTTTCCGGTGTTGTAGGGGGTCATGATGTTCCTCCATTCTGAATCGTTTCACGGTCAATGCCTGTTCCTTCGGAAATTGCGTCGAGCAGGTCGCAGAGCAGGCGTTGACCAGCCATCGTGCCCCGTCCCGGCCAATTGTTGTGAACATTAGACAAATTGCCGTAAGCCTGAATGCAAGCGGCTAGCAATTCAGGTGCAGCGTCTTGCATTCGCTTGTGCATTTCAATGGCATCTTGTGCAAATGCTTTGCTTACATCGCTTTGAGAGTCTCCGTAACTAAACCATCCATGCTTTTCGTTTAGTTCAAATACCTGATCATCTGTCAGGTGTGGTTTAACAGCGTGTGCGCTCATGATGCCAGTTCCTCGGCAGTTGGGCGGCGGCATTGGTTCCAGGTATGACCTTGGTCGCCACCACTCTTGGTCCACGAGTTGGCGCCGCCTACAAAGGCTTTGGCATTACCGTCTAAACCCACTCCAGCAAAATAACGACAATTCCAATCTTGGCCTTTAGAACTCCGCACCATGACCGGATCATCAATCTTGAAATCAGCGTATTGGCTGACTTCAACCAGGCGCATGGCGCAATAGACGGCAGGATGCACATCCATGCCAACCGGCAGCATGTTATGACCATAGGCAACAAATATGCCGCAAGTAATCACGCCAACAGGGCACCCATGGGGGCCATCAGTGAACTTAACCATCGCTCCTGCGCCGTCTTGGCGCTCGTAAGTTTTATCTATTGAGATCATGATTTTCTCCAAAGTCCGAGGTGTTTAGCTGCCATACCTTTGGCCCACGACTGGCCTGCATCGATGCGAAAACCGAAGCGCCTTGCGTACTGAACTTCGTGCGACGAGCTAGGCCACGAAGTGATTAGTTCTTTGGTAGCCGCGTCGTAGATGTAAACGTCATCATCATTAAATTCGTCTTCGGTAATTGGCATACGTACCGGGCCAGCCGCATCAAGGTCGGCGAGGATTTGCACGCAAGTCATAGCCTTGTTCACTGCGGCCGATCTGCTCTCGTTTAATTCGTTCATATGTGTCCTGTTGGTTGGTTAAAAAGCAATCAGTGAAGCGGGCCTGACTCGACACAGGCTCTGGTAGCTTCGTTCAGCAGTAAAAACGCTTACCCGCTACCACTACAGCTTCATGGGTCCATCCCCATCGCCGCTTCACTGATTGCTTTCACATCGCTACAAAACTCACCTTGCTACTGCGTCGTTCACATTAGGGCCGGATCGCTTGCCCTAGGTGCCTGTTTCTTTTGCGATGACCTAATGTAGCACAAGATTGGCGTCGTGTGTGTTGCATGGCGTGTTGCGCCAAATTTATTTTTAGGCTAAGATTGCGGCATGAACAAACCAATTAAAACCCGCACAAGTTCCATCCGCCTGCCACTGGACGTATGGGACAAGTTCCGTCAACTCTTGCAACAACATGGCCGCGCATGGCTTGTCAAGATCATCCTGCGAGAGCATCGCAAAACCTTTGGAGAAGCAAAATGAGCTTACTCAGAATTGCAGAGCTGGAACAGGAACTAATACGCCGCGACAATCGGATCAGCGAACTTGAAGCGAACATTGTGCAGCCAGTACAACCAGCCACTGGGATTTATTTGATACGGGCTGCACTGCAAGCGGTTGCAGATGCGATGTACGACCCTGCAGATGGTGATGATCTTTTAGACGCATTGGAAGGCCTTCGGCCTACTATTGATAGCGCCCTAGAAGCCATCACGCAGCCAGTACAACCAACCATTCCCAAAGGCTATGCACTGGTGCCGATTGAGCCGACTGTAGAAATGCTTAACGCTGCTCACAAAAAAGGTTTTTTTAGGCAGTTGGCTATCCCAATGTGGGATGCAATGATCGCAGCCCGCCCACAACAGAAAGAATGAACATGCCGAGCCACAAAAACACAGCACAGATCAAAGAATATCAAGCATCGCAACAGCGCAAGTACGCGGAAGCAAAACCAAAAAATGCAGCGCCCAGCCTGACCTATGGCAATGCAAACAGCGGCAGCCCGTACCTGGGCAACGTGATGATTTGCGCCCGGCCTGGTGCTGGGTTGTGGTCTGAGAATGGGCGGGGTGTATGACTTACAAGCAGAAAGTTGTCATTGGTGATTGCACGCTTTACGAAGGCGACTGCATGGATATTTTGCCTACGCTGGATAAGGTTGATTGCGTCATCACTGATCCGCCTTATTTTGGTGTGAAAGGCGACGAGTGGGATAACCAGTGGAAAAACGACGTTGAATTTTTGGCGTGGATGGATGGGGTGGTCGGTTTGCTTGCTGGCGCTATGAAGGCAAATGCAAGTTTGTATTTGTTTGCTTCACCTCAAATGGCTGGCAGGGTGGAATCTGTTATTTGGAAACGCTTAAACGTGTTGTGCCATATTGTTTGGCGCAAAGGTGCGCGGGGCCGTCATACGATTGGGTGGCATCAGAAGTCAGAAAAAGAAACTCTGCGCGGGTTCCTTTTTGAAACTGAGCGTGTCATTTTTGCCGAGCAATTTAATAGCGACAACTTTGCACGCGGGGAAGCTAGTTATATAAAAAAGTGCGATGAATTGCGCGGGTTTTTGTTTGAGCCGTTGCGCGCTTATCTGGCGAGTGAACGTGACCGCGCTGGATGGACAACCAGGCGGGTTGCGGAAGCCTACCAACAAAAAAGCGGGAGCCGCACTGTTACTGGTATGGCGGGCCATTGGTTTGAGAAGGTGCAGTGGGTGCTGCCAACCGCCGAAAATTATAGCTGGTTGCGGGAGCAGTTTGCCGGTGAATACCTGAAGCGTGAATATGAAGATTTAAAGCGTGAATATGAAGATTTAAAGCGTGAATATGAAGATTTAAAGCGTGAATATGAAGATTTGCGCCGTCCGTTCACCATCACCGCTGGCGATCAATGGTCGGATATTTGGAGTTTTGAGCCGGTTGCCGCTTATGGTGGGAAGCACCCATGCGAGAAGCCACAGGCGTTACTGGCACACATGCTGACCGCCAGCACAAAACCCGGCGCGGTGGTGTTGGATGCTTTCAACGGCTCTGGCGCGACGGCATTGGCTTGTTTGGCACTTGGGCGCGAATATATCGGGATTGAAAAAGACCCGCACTGGTTTGATTACACCTGCAAACGCATCGAGCAAGCCTACGCACAAGGCCAACTCTTTGCACCAGAGGCGCGCAAACAAGAGCAATTGAGCATCGAATAGCATCACGATGTTCGGCCCCTTGGGGTAGAATAAACCAACGCTTGACGGCGTTATTTATATCAACGAAAGCCAGTTAAGCCTCGTGCCTGTCGTTGCAGGTCCGTCAACATCCGCAAGGGTGACGGGGTTTAACTGGCTTTTTTATTGGGAAAAGCATGACGATTATCAGAGGTCCAAGGAAGACCGAAAACTTTACCATCATCTCGAACGACGTTTGCCAGAACAAGGCGCTTTCAATGCGTGCTTTGGGTCTTCTGGTGCGCTTACTGTCATATCCCGACCATTGGTCTACCAACAGTGAAGTTTTAAGCCGTGAGTTTGATTGTGGCCGTGAGCAGATGCGCTCTGTTTTGAAGGAGTTGGTCTCTGCTGGCTACATGAGGCTAGATAAATCTCAGAACCAAGCGGGACATTGGAGTTCGCAATGGGTTGTTTCTGAAGGCGCTATTGAACCAGAAGCCGATCTACCGAAGGACGGTAAACCGGGGCCCGGTAAGCCGTACGCCGGTCCGTCGGGCGCTAATACAAGGACTAACTTAGAAAGAACTAATACCAAAGCGCCTGACGGCTTTGAGGATGTCTATCAAGCATATCCAAGAAAAGTAGGAAGACCAGCAGCCATCAAAGCATGGAAGGCGGCGAAGGTGAAGCCAAGTGAGGTAGTCACCATCCTAGAAGACATAGCAAAGCGAAAGAACGAGCCAGAGTGGACAAAGGACGGCGGCCAATTTATCCCACATCCAGCCACCTACCTTAATCAACGACGATGGGAAGACACTGGCACTACGACGGCACCTACTGAACGTCAGAGGTACGTCTAATGAGCCTAGCAACACTTCGCGCTATGCGCATCGAAAGAGTTCGACCTGAGAACCCAATAAGCTTAGTTGTCGGCGACCGCCCAAAGGGTTTTATTGATTCCGAGGACAAGGTTTTAATTTTGAATGGCGTTGACCCTGGGTTGATGGATTTTCGGCCAATGGTTGGGTTGCAGTTTGCGATGTACCTTTTTGGCGATAAGGTTGATCTTGCGCAAAGAGCCCTAGATGCAGCGGTATCAGCTGGCGCTAAATGCATAGCGGTATCGTTGCCTTGTGGCGTTCATTTGCCTGTCAACTTCATTGACCAAAAAGACGCAAGCCGTTTGAAATATTGGATCAATAACTACCGGGAATTTCTATGCCAATGATTTCCGACGACATGATCGACTTCTCCGTCTATGAGGCGGTTACCGACCACAAGCAAAAAGTTCGCCCTGCATCGTTCTATGTTCAAGCAATGCTGGACCGCCTGGACGCGGGGGTTGTCGAAAAGCAAGTTTTTATGCCGTGGGTGAAAACCCGTGATTTGATTCAATTCCGAAGTGGTGAGGTGACGGTGTGGGGTGGAGCTAATGGTTCAGGCAAGAGTCTGGTGACTGGACAGGCCGCGCTTTCACTGTGCGCCCAAGGCGAGAAGGTCTGTGTTTGTAGCTTTGAGATGAAGCCAACAAAGACACTGGAGCGAATGGGGCGGCAGTTCACTGGATACAACCTGACTGACGTTTGCTTGCAAGACGAAGCGATTAAAGAGGCAACAGTTCAGCTTTACAAGGAATTCCGGGATTGGACCGACACACGCATGTGGATTTACGACCAACAAGGCACGGTTGAATGGAAAAAGGTTTGCGGCGTTGCCAGATACTGCGCGAAGGAATTGGGGATTACTCACTTTTTTATTGACAACTTGATGAAATGCGTGGCCGGTGAGGATGACTACAACGGACAGAAAGCGTTTATCGACGAACTTTGCAGTATTGCCCGCGACGAGCAGATTCACATTCACATCATTCACCACGTCAAAAAGCCACCTAACGAAGACCAGAAGCCCGGCAAGTACGACTTTAAAGGAACCGGCGCAATCACCGACCAGGTGGACAACGTGATTGGTGTGTGGCGCAATAAGAAAAAAGAGCGCGCAATGTACGACGGGATGAAGTACGACGAGAAAGAGCCGGACACAGCCCTGATCGTGGACAAACAGCGAAACGGCGAAGGATGGGAAGGCAATATTGCGCTGTGGTACGAAAAACAAAGCCAGCAATACCTCCCAAACGCAGGCGACGAGCCTATGCGCTTTTATTACGACGGCGCGTAACGTCAGCACCACGTAAGCAAAACAACCCAAAATCAAATCATGAACAATAACCTACCACCACTCCCAAAGGTTGGCGCTATCTGCTACGCATCAGCACAGGATGTGTTGGAGAACAAGCCAGCGCCCGAAGTTGGGACACATTTGCCCGGTGTTCGTGATGTTGCACTGTGGTCAACACATCAGATGCAATACTACGCCCACGCAGCCATTGCAGCGCAGGCAGTACAGCTTTTTGATTTTGAGAAACAGATAGCGGAGCGTGATACACGAATATCCGTACTGACCGATGCCGAAGAAACGCTCTTGTTGCTCGTGGGTCTTACAGCATTCAAGCACGAGGCGCAACGCGCGGTGCTGCAACAAGCGTTTGACGGAATGCGTGCGGCCATCGCGCAGCCAAATGAAAAATGAAATGTCTAACCTGCGAATCGTGGCGGCTCAAATCATCCAGACTAGCGAAGCATGGCTTTGCCCAATGCCAACATGGGCCGGGCTGGGAAAGTACAGCATCGGAGCACACCTGCGGAAGACACAGGGCAATGAAGCCCGAAGCCGTCGAAGCACGGGTGAGTTGGTTTGCGCGGGTGGACCTGGCGACGACAGCGAACAAAACCGCGGGGAAGGATTCCTAACATGACTGCAAAGCCCAAACTTGCAAAGAAGCACATTGAACGGCTAACGCGAATGATTGCCGCTCATGACAGGCTTGAAGCCTGGTATCAGCGAATGTATGGCGACGCGCTGCCGGGAAGCGTCAGGGCGGCTAGCAACGTTGACGCCGCTTCTTTGCGGGCGACGATGGTGTTTTTAAAGGGATTCTCAACATGACTGACAAAGAACTGCTTGAGTTTGCGGCGAAGGCGGCTGGTATTGAGCTTGGCGACTGGTCAAGCGCGGAAGATGGTTTCATTCGTTACCACTTTATCACCCGGCACATTTGGAATCCACTGAACGACGACGGTGACGAGATGCGGCTGGAAACTGCGCTGAGCATGGAAGTTGATTGGCATCCAGGACTTATTCTGATTGGGCTAAGGTCTTTCACGATGTGCGCCGAATTTTTCAACAAACATGACGGCGACAAACATTCCGCACGTCGTAAAGCTGGCGTCCGCGCAGCCGCTGAAATTGGAAAGGCCATGACAAGTGCAGCCTAAGACGCCCAAGTCCAAAAAGTGCGCAGTCTGCAAGGCTGAATTTACATCGCATGGTGGCTTTGTTACCTGGTGCGGTTTTGATTGTGGTGTTGTGCTGGCTACTGCAAGGCTGGGGAAAGCCAAGCGCAAAGCTGCAAAAGAGAAAAAAGTTGAAGCTGTAAAAGACCGCAAGGAAACCAAAGTTAAGCTGGCGAAAATGGACACACGGGGTGATTGGATCAGATTCGCGCAACAGTCTTTCAATGCCTACATTCGAGAGCGTGACAAGCAAGCCGGGCACCCGTGCATCTCGAGCGGTAGGCCTTTGGATTGGTCCGGGAATGCTGTCGATGCCGGTCATTTCCGCAGTAGGGGGTCAGCGCCTCACTTGAGATTTGACGAGCGGAACTGCCACGCGCAAAGCAAGCACGATAACCGCTATGCATCGGGCAACGCTTCAGGCTACAGGCACGGCCTGATCGCCAGGATAGGTCTTGAGGCGCTCGAAGCGTTGGAGTGTGACCAGACACCGCGCCGACACTCAATAGACGATCTGAAGGCGATTAAAGCCGAGTACGTATTGAAACTGAAACAACTAAAGGCAAAACAATGAGCATTTACAACAGACTCGACGAGGCATTGATTGACAACATCAACTCGGGGAGCACAAGACTTGTTTTTGTTTCTGGTGGCGCGGCTGGCGATGAGGCCGCTAGCCTTGCTATCTTGACTGGAGTTGTAGGATGGCGAATCATTGACCGTCGGTTGCAAGCCTTGCGCAAAGCGGGCCGGATTAGTTTCCGCTCACGGGATGGCTGGACGATTCCAGAGCAGGCAAACCAATGACCGCAAAACAAGGGCATAAATATTTATTTGAAGGCGTCGAGGTCATAGCGATGGAGTCAGGGCGCATTGTCCACGTCCGTGAGATTGTCAGCGGTGACGTGTGGCGGCAGTTGGGCAAGCGTAAGTTGGCTCCGGCCAGCATGTTGACCCCGTTGCCAATGAAATACTTTGGTGGACAGGTTCCAGCATGACTTACATTGAACGATTGTTTTGGGCGCTTTACTTGGGCGGTGATTGGTACGAGCAGGCATTTTTAAAGCGCAAAAATAGCGATGGGCCAAACATGCGAAGGTTTGCCGTTTACGGTAGATGCAAAGCATTTGTATCGTTTGACCGCGTGATGTGCGACGACAAAAGAATTCAGGGCCTAGCATGACCAATGAAGAAATAGAAAAGGACGCCGATGAATGCTGGTTTTTGTGGAAAAAAACATTTGCACAGAAAGGCATTGACGTTGCCAAGTTCACTGTGCTTGACGTGTGGCATCACGCCTATAGGGCTGGGATTGAATTAGGCCGAGAGCTTGAACGGTCTGAAGTTGAGGCAGAGTTAATCACGGTGTCCGAAGAGCAGGACGACATGATTCTGGCTCAATGTATTTCCACATGCGCGGTGTTGGTCGGAAGCAGGGAAGATAGAACGTGAAAAAGACCTACATCCTCGCCCACGCTACAACCCGCGCCAATGCACTCCAATGGGTGAAGGATGTGTTTATGGGTAATGGTAAATCTCTCGCTGCCGCAAAGTACATTCTGCAGAAACGTAGCGCAGAAGGCGACAGCGTTACTCCGATGCAGCTTATAAAGCTCGTCTACATCGCGCAGGGATTCATGCTTGGCAAAAAGGGTCGTCCTTTGTTGGATGAGAGCGTCGAAGCATGGCAGTACGGCCCAGTTGTTCCAAGCGTTTATCACGCCGTTAAAAGTTACCGGAGTTCGCCTGTCATTTCTATCCGAGGAAACGTAGATGTCTTGTCGGATGATGAAAAAGAAATCCTAGATTTGGTTTCCGAGTCTTACGCCAAGTATGACGGCGTTACGTTGTCATCGGCCACTCACAAAGAGGGGACGCCTTGGCGCACCACTTGGTTGTCACTAGGTAAAAATAGCCCAATTCCCAATGATTTGATCGAGAATTTTTATTCCGATCTTATCAAGCGCCCAACACATTCCGCGCTTTAAGCGTCATGAGCGCAGTTTTTTGAGATGGTCGACGGCTTGCCCGCTTTATGAGGGTAGACAACTGAAAACCCTTTAAAAACAACAATCTAATAGGGTCGACTGCTTTCATAAAACTTGTCATTTGCACTGCCTCATCGTTGTACTATGGCTTAAAAGAAAAGATCAATATGACCGAGCTAATAGACCCCAACAAAGCAGTTAATTACATTATTGAAAACGCGGGTAAGTTTGCCGCAGCTAAGTCGCAGCGCGTCTACCTTGAGGAATTCAGGAAGAGTAAAAAGGCTATCTTGATGGGCCAGAGTGCGGCCAAAAGCGCAGTGGAGCGGGAGCAGTACGCCTACGCGCATGAGGACTACCTGGCGCTGTTGGGCGGGTTGAAGGCCGCGATTGAGGTGGAAGAGAAATTACGCTGGCACCTTATCAGCGCGCAACTTCGAATAGATATTTGGCGCTCACAAGAAGCCAGTAATCGCAACCAAGATAGGACTATGAGATGACACCACAAGAGCTGCACGAGGTTTATGAGTACCGTTCTGGTTTGCTTTATCGGAAGAAGGGAGGGGGTGGAGAGCGTGTTGGCGCTGTGGTTGGTTATTTGCATGTGAGTAACGGCAGGCCGTACCGCCGGTGCTGCTTTAAGCGAAAGCATTATTACCTTCATCAAATTATTTACCTTATGCATCATGGAATGTTGCCGGACCGAATCGACCACCAAGATGGTGATTCGCTAAACAACAAGATTGAGAATCTTCGGCCCGCCAGCCAAAGCGAAAACATAGCAAATAGTCAACTAAGCAAATCAAACACCAGTGGTTACAAAGGTGTCATTCGCGTCACTGGTCCACGCATTGGGGAAAAGTGGGCGGCGCAAATTACTGTAGATGGGCGATGTTTGCGGTTAGGCCGATACACCAACAAAGAAGATGCAGCCAAGGCATATGCCGATGCGGCCTTGCACTATTTTGGGAAATTTTCACGGCCACAAAGCGCAAATGATCGCAGCCAAGATAAGACGCTGCGTTGATAAACGTCAGGTTGATGTAAGCCAATAACCGGAGAATAACGACATGAACCACCAACACTATTCAAAAGACGTGAGCCATCTGCAAACCATCGACGTTTACAGAGTCTTGGACCTTTACAAGGTGACCAGCCCACCATTGCAACATGCAATCAAAAAGCTGCTTTGCGCTGGAATGCGAGGAGCCAAAGACGAGGCCAAAGACATTCAGGAGGCGATAGATAGCCTGGTGCGCTGGCAGGGTATGCAGGCTGAAAACAACATTGAGGTGCGGGAGACTGAAATGAATGTTGATGTTGAGATGCTGAAGCATGTCATGCATCTTGGTTCGTTTAGCGCTTAGTTATGAATGCCTCTCAATTTTTCTTGCTGATTGCGGTTATCTACCTTGCGCCGCATGTGCCTTGGTTTATAGCGCTGGCGGCGGCATTGGTGTTCTTTGTTTTGGCGGTTATTTTTGTTGCTTACGGTAAAAAATAATGAACCCCGACACACACAAAAACGGGTGTTTTGATCGCAAACCGTTTATCACCACCGTGAGCAGCATAAGCGGCTACGTTCCAGAAGGCACAGAGCGCCCAAGCTGGCCTAACGTCATGTCGCTCGACTGCGAGTATCAAAAATCAGAACTAGGCAAAGCTGACAAAGGATGCGCTGGGTGCAAATGGATAGATCATGGCAAAACATAAAAAGCAGCACAAGTTCCGATACACGCTGATTGACGAGATGTGTGCAAGCCCAACAGAGCCACTGCCCGAAGCCTGGCGGCGCACGCAGCTTACGTCAATGTGGGATGGCTTGGCGCAGATAGAGTCCGGCGATCACCCTGACCGATTTGATTGGGGTATCGTGTCCGACTGCGTGAACTTTTCAGAGCAGCTGGTTTTGATGGGTGAGACAGAAGACCCAGATGGGCTTTTGAACGATGCAATGGCAGTGATGGCAGAGGCTGGCCACCGATGCAAAGCAGGCGGCGCGCTGAGGCTGTCAGGACCGGGTATCCAAAGCGTCAGAGCTGTGCTTGAGGATTACGCAGCGGTGAGCGCTGTACTGCCTGCTAGGACCATGATTCGCTGCCATCGGCTAACAGAGCGCCGAGTGATTGAGATTTTGAAGGCTGTGACTCTTAAAAAGACTGACCAGGTGGTAATGCTATGAAAACTGTAGAACAGCTATTGGCGATGTGCGAGCAGTCAGGCGACTGCATCATTTGGCACGGGGCCACCGCAAGGAATCGAACACCGACATACGGCAAAATCAACATCCGCCGTGAAGTGTACGAAAGCAGCGGCAGGCCGTTGGGTAAAACAGAGCATGTACGCATGAAGTGCGGCGAACATGGGTGCCTGCACCGCGCTCACATGGTAGTGAAGACCCGCAGCCAGATCAGTATTGAGGTATCAAAGAACCCGGTAGTCCGTCTGCGCAGGGTGGCAGCTATCAAACGGTCGATGCGGCTGAACAATGCAAAGCTGGACATGGACAAGGCGCGGTACATCAGAGAGAGCGACAAGCACAATAAGGTGATAGCGCTTGAGTTAGGGATAAGCACAGAGCTTGCGCGCATGGTGAGGGCTGGATTGCGATGGAAAGAATCCAACCACTTCGCAGGCTTCATGCGGTAAAATGTAATCACATCGGATTGGGTTGCGACTACGCGGCCGCTTTAAGGATTGGGGTAACCCGGTCGCCGACCATGCAGGGGAAGGGCCTGACAACACACTGGGTGAAAGTGCCCAGAGCTAGTTTTATGATGGAATTTAACTAAGTGGTGAATGCGCAGGCTGATGCGCCGACGACTAAATGTGGCGGTAAGTTGCGGACGCCAATGCCGAGATCAGTACCGGCCATCACTTAGTTAAGCTTCAACCCGATTCATCCGCCATTGTGGGGCGGCGCACCACGGGTAAATGGTGTGTGATCTCCGCGCAGCTATACACCTGCGGCCACTTCGTGTGTGAACGGCAAGACCCAGCCACGAGGTAAGTCCGATGGGTGCTTAGTGTTTTAACCAAAGGGTTGACATGACTGAAGATGAAAAGCCTGACGAATTGGTTTGGTGCGGTTGTGGAGATGGCTACCCTGGCGATTCGTTTGAAGCGGGTGTCATGTCCGTTGCTGGCAAATGTTCAAACTTCGTTCTGTGCGACGCTCAGGATCCGCTTGATCATGACTGAACGCTACACAGAGCAACAGAAGGCCACCGACGCAAGGTGGTTGCAGCTTATGGGTACGTTCGAGCGCATCGGGGACAGGTGGCTCGATATGATCGACTCTGAACTGAACCACCTCCCAGCTAGCCCCTACTTCACAGACGAGACAAAACCGCAATGACACAGGACAACAAGCTAACCGCTAAACAGGAATCATTCGCGCAAGCAATCGCAGGCGGGGTTAACCAATCCGACGCCTATCGAGGCGCTTACAACACAAGCAAGATGATTCCTTCGTCTATCCATGTCAACGCCAGTAAAATTGCGTCAGACGCAAAGGTAGCGCAAAGGATCGCCCTTCTTCGTGAAGAGCTTGCCAGTAAATCCCTTTGGACACGCGAGCAATCGGTCGCAGTGCTGTCTGCGGTAGTGGGTGATAGAGAGGCAAGGCACGGAGACAGAATCAACGCTGTGAAGGTTCTGAACGATATGCAGGGCTTCAACGCGCCGGCAAAGGTCGAGCATTCAGGCGGAATCAGCATGCAAATTCACTTTGATTAACCTAAACGCAAGATTCCCGCGCAAGCTGGATTTCCTGTTCAAGCCATCCCGATATAAAGTGGCTCGGGGTGGACGTGGAAGCGGCAAATCATGGGGGTACGCACGGGCTATCTTGCTGCGTTGTGCTGACCGACAAACCCGCGTCTTATGCACCCGAGAGATCCAGAAGTCCATTCAGCAGTCCGTGCACCAGCTTCTAAGCGACCAGATACAGGCGATGGGTCTGTCATCAGTGTTCGAGGTGCTTCAAACTGAGATACGCGGCCCGCATGGCTCACAGATATTCTTCAGTGGCTTGTCCGACGTCACGGCGACCACGTTAAAAAGCTTTGAGGGTGTGGACATCTGCTGGTGCGAAGAGGCCCAGGCAATCAGCGAGAAAAGCTGGAAGACGTTGACACCAACGATTCGCAAGGATGATTCTGAGATATGGGTGACGTACAACCCAGAGCTTGAGTCAGATCCCACGCACGAGCGGTTCGTTATCAATCCACCGCCTGACTGCGTATCTGTGCTAATGAACTACACAGACAACCCTTACTTCCCTGCCACGCTTGAGGCTGAACGCGCCCATGCTGAGGCGACGATGCTGGCAGAAGACTATGCACACACCTGGTTGGGCCAATGCAAACCAGCTGTAGAGGGCGCGATCTACTTCAACGCCATGAGCCAGACAATAACCGCTGGCCGGATCCGTGAGGTTCCGCATGATGCCGCACTGAAGACGCACATTGTGTTTGACTTGGGTATGGCTGACAGCATGACGCTGATACTCGTGCAGAAGCTGGCAAGCGAGATTCGCATCATTCATTACATCGAGGGCAATCAGCGCATATTGGCTGACTACAGCGCAGAGCTGCGAGCCTTGAGATTGGACGATCAGCCGATGAACTGGGGCAAGGTGTATTTACCGCATGACGGATTCCACAAGCGCCACCAGACAGGCAAGGATGACGCCGAGGTGCTAACTAACTTAGGTTGGAGCGTCGAGAAGGTGCCAATGGCCGCAGTTAATAGCGGGATTGACCGTTTACGTGAGATATTCCCCCGGATATACTTCCACAAACCCAGAACTGAGCGTCTGGTCGAGTGTTTGAAGCGGTATCGCTGGAATATAAGCAACAAAACAGGTGAGGCCGTCAGCCCGTTACATGACGAGTATTCACACGGCGCTGATGCCGCTAGGTATCTCGGATTGGTCGCTGACGTTATGAGTAATGACGAGTGGGCCGCAAAGCCACTTAAAATCAACCGGAAGTTTGTTTCATGAATGAATTAATTGCAAACGCTGTTACGGCAGTGGATATGAGAACAGCCATTGAGCGGGCCATTGCCGACACTCAAGATTTACCTTGCAACGACCGTACAAAAGATTTGTATTCGCGCCTAATGGCGTGTTCATTGATAGCAACAGAGATAGGTCGTGAGTTTGTTGACAAGGCCCACTCAGCCCGACTCAAAGCCGCAGCCTTACGCATGGGTGAAAAGAATCAAACAGTTTAAAAGAATCACTAAAGGCTCTAACATGAATATCCAAGACAAAATCGACGATCTGCTGGCTAAGGCAGAACCATTCCGCTCGATGGAAGACGACGACGAGACAAAGCGCCCGTTGACCGGCATCGTTGACGAGATCAACAAACTTCGTGCATTGCAAGCAGAGGGCAAAGACTTCACTGATGCACTGACGAAAAAAGAAGAGTCGGAAATTGGCGATGTGAAGCGTGGTATCGAGGACGCTTACAACAGGCCAGCCAAACGCGGCGAAGCAGAGCATGTATTGCGGTTGCCCAAGCGTGGCCGTCCTGCACGCAAAGAAGGCTCTGACGCAGAATGAGCAAAGGCTGCGATATGTGCGGGCTACCTGCCACTTTAGTGAGTATCTTGGGCGCAAGTTGCGATCGACATTGGCCGAAGATGGATGAATTTGCAGCAGCCTGCAAAGCGCTTGAGTCCCGCAAGGTGCCTGAGCCTGTGCGTAAGGCTTATCGGATGCCATTCGGTGCAATTCTGACTGTCAGCCGCGACCCGCTGCGCATCGAGTTGCTTTTTAGATCAAGCGAAAAGGCGTTTCAGCGCTCACGACACAAGGCTAAATCATGAGAGCGAAAAAGATGGACGAAGCCACTCTGGTCGCCCAGATTGAGGCTTACGAGCGCCAGGCTACCGGCTCCGACAGTAGCGAGGTTGCACAGGAACAAGCTGAGGCGATGGATTACTACCTTCGTCGCCCTTTTGGCACTGAAGAAGAAGGCCGCTCGCAAGTGGTTTCCTCTGACGTTTGGGATGTGGTCGAGGGCCTGACGCCTATCGTGCTGAAGCCCTTCGTGTCCACTGACGACATCGTGCGCTTCAACCCGCATGGCGCCGAGGACGAAGAGGCCGCAGAGCAAGAGAGCGACTACTTGAACTATGTAGTGACGCAGAAAAATGATGTGTTTAGCAACCTGGTTGCATGGGTCAAGACTGGCCTATTACAAAAGAACGGCGTTGTCAAATACTGGTGGGAAAAGTCCCGTCGCACCGAGATCGAACGCTACGAAGGTTTGAGTGATGACCTTTACGCTATCTTGCTGCAAGACAAAGATGTGACGGTGGTCGAGCACACCGAAACGCAAACAGAGCCGATGATGATGGAAGACGGCCAGATGATGGAGCCTGAGCTGCTTCACGATGTAGTGCTTCGTGTCGCCAAAGAGCACGGCGAGGCCAAGTATTGCGTTATCCCGCCCGAAGAGTTCCTGATTGATCGCAACGCCACCAGCCCAAACCCTAAGTTAGCCCGGTTCGTCGAGCATCGCACACGCAAGACCATCTCCGAAGTGCGCGAGATGGGCTACGAGATTGAGGACGACATTTCTGACGATGGTGTGGCGGACACCCAATACTCACAGCAGTTCCAGGCACGCCGCCAGAACAACGAAGGCGGCAGCGACCTTCAGTCAGTGGATCCGGCCGGCCGCGAAGTCATGTTCCGCGAGATTTACCTTCAGGTGGACTATGACGGCGACGGCATCACCGAACTGCGCAAGGTGTGCATGGTGGGCCGCAAGGTGCTGGCTAACGAGGAAACCGAAGAGATTCCCTTCTGCGCATGGACGCCGTACCAACAGAGCTTCAAGTTCTATGGACGTTGCCCAGCTGACGAGACCATCGAGATCCAGCTGACCAAATCCACGCTGTGGCGTCAGAGCCTGGACAACATCTACACGATCAACAACAACCGTGTGTTCGCCTCTGACAAGGTGAACTTGGACGACTTGCTGGACAACCAGATCGCAGGCGTTGTGCGCGTCAATGGCGATGTGGTTGGCAATCATGTGATGACAGTCCCGATTCAACCCATCGGCGGTGTGATTCAACCCATGCTTGAGTACCTGGACAGCGCCAAAGAGAACCGCACTGGCTTCACGCGCTACAACCAAGGCACAGACAGCAACTCACTGAACAAGACCGCCACAGGTATCCGCATCATTGCTGAAGCCGGTAACGAGCGCATCAACCTGATCTCTCGCAGCTTCGCCGAGTTGGGTTTGAAGCCGCTCATGCTGGGAATGCACGGACTGTGCCGTCGTCACGCTACCAAGGCTGAGGTGGTGAAGCTTCGCGGTAAGTGGGTAACAGTCAATCCCCGTGACTGGAAAACACGTTACGACATGACAGTTTCCGTTGGACTGGGCAACGCTGACATGACCATGAAGATGCAAGGCGCGCAGATGGTCCTGCAAGAGCAGAAAGACCTGATGCAAACCGGCATCGTCAAGCCGCAGAACTTCTACAACGCTGCCCGTAAGCTGGTCGAGGCTGTTGGTGAAAAGAACCCGGACAAGTTCTTCACTGCGCCTGACGAGCAAGAGGGACCAGACCCAGAGGTTGAGGCACAGATCAAGCAGCTGACCGACGCACTAGAGGCTGCAACCGCTGAGGTGGAGCGCCTTGAGGCTGACCAGCAAGCCAAACAGCAGGAATTGCAGGTTAAGCAGTTCGACGCTGAAACGAAGCGCATGTCCGTCGAGATGAGTCAGCCTGAGCCGCAAGCACCGGATAACAGCGCATTCATTGCGCAAGAAACTGCTATTCAAGTGGCCCAGATCAACGCTGAGTCAGCGCAGAAAATCAAGATGATGGAGTTGGCTAGTCAGGAGATGGCAGCACAACGTCAGGTGGAAACAGAAGGCCAGAGCGGGCAAGACCCACAATCAATGATGGACATGAACAACCAAATGATGCAACAGATTATTGAGGCCTTGACAGCGCCTAGAACATTGATACGCGACGATCAGGGCCGCGCAGTGGGGTCGGAGGTCATCCGTGGCTGATAACACATCGTTGAACCCAGGCGTAGGCGGTGACATCATCGCTACTGACGATATCGCAGGCGTCAAATATCAACGGACTAAAGTCGTTTGGGGTGTGGACGGTGTAGCCAATGACACCAGCGCAACCAACCCGATACCCGTTGCCCTAATCGGTGACGCAGGGCTAACAGACGCGCAACTACGAGCCACGGCAGTCTCTGTGAGTGGGGTCGTAGCAGTCACCAACATGGTCGCTCAGGGCCTGACTGATGCACAGATCCGCGCAACCGCTTTACCTATCAGTGGAACGGTTGCCGTGTCTAACATGGTGGCTCAAGGACTCACGGACACGCAGATCAGGGCAACCGCACTACCAGTCAGCGGCTCTGTTACCCAGATCGCTAACGGAGTTATATCCACGGCCAACGTATCGGCCGCAGCACTAGCCGCCAACGCGGCCTATACAGGCACAGGTGAAGACGTCACAGAGTTTGCAGACGTGCGCGTCGCCGTGTTCGCCGACCAAGCCAGCGCGGGTGATGGGTTGCAAATTCAACAGTCCAGCAACGGCACAAACTGGGACATGACTGACGCATTCACCATCCCAGCCGGGACGGGTAAGGTGTTTAGTGTTGCCGTAAGCGCACGATTTATGCGCATTGTCTACACCAATGGTGCAACGGCACAGACCGTATTCCGCCTACAAGTCAAGCTGCACAAATCATACGGCAAAGGTTCTTCAACCAGGCCGCAAGATGCCCGGACCAATGACAACGATTTTGAAGAGATGTTGGCGCACAACATGGTCTATAACGGGGTGAGTTGGGACCGCGCAAGGGGTGACGCCACCAATGGCGCAAAGATGCAAATGACTTCGGTCACGCCCGCGACCATTCTTTCTGTAGCTAACACAACAGTGACGCTGAATCTTCCAGCGCCCGCAGCTGGTCTGTTTCACTACATCACGCGCATTCGCATCACACTGCACAACACATCAGCAACGGCGGTTGCGGGTTCTGCGGCGACGCTTGGCTTCACGTCCACGAACATCCCAGGCGGGCTGGCTTGGACCGATGGCAACGCATTAGCCGCAGGTACATCAAAAGAGGTGGTAGACGACCAGCTTGAGAATGCCATTAAGGCAACGGCAGCAGCAACAGCAACAACCATCGTGGCCCCAGCTGCTGGCGCTGGCGTGCAGTGCCGCATTACCGCGTACTTCTATACAGGCCCATAAGCCATGCTGCTACTAATACTAAACCTTGAGGCTGAAGGGGCTGTTGTCGCACCAGTCAATATAGGCGCGGGTATTGGTAGTGGTGAAAAAGAGTATCACGGGCTAGCCATTGACGCATTAATTGCGCAGAAGAACCAAGCGCAGGCGATTGCTAAAATAGCAGTATCTCAAGCTAGCAACCCGGTTAACGCAACCAACCCGGCAAAACAGAATCGACAGCTTAAGCGTGAGATTGAACGCGCTGGCTTGCCTTGGAATGGTTTTTATACTGATGTGTTGGCCCAGGCGCGCAGCAAGGCGCTGACAGAGTTAATTCGCAGCGAGGGCAATCAGCAGCGGATTGACCTGTTGAAGCTACAGGCGATGATTGAAGGCTTCGCAGGGCTATCTCTTCAGTATGAAGATGACGAAGCCGCGATAATGCTACTACTCTAGGAAATCACATGGACAAACTTGAAATGGCAACGATGCGGGCGGCTCAGGCTGAACAGCTCAAAACCAATCCGCTATTTGAAATGGCGTTTGAACAGACACGCGCTGCAATATTGGAAACATGGGCAGAGCTTCCCACCAGTGATGACGAGAACGCCAGAGACCTACACCGAATGCTCAAATGTTTGGAGCGTGTGAAGCGCTGCATTGATATTCACATTGATACTGGCAAACTCGCCAAAATTGAGATTGAGGGTCGAGCAAAGCGACTTGCCTCACTCCGCCGATAGATTTATCACCCGCCGTGTAAAAACGGTTTTATACTAGAAAGACCAGCATGATTCAAGAGCCGAACCCTGAAACTCAGACCTCCGAGGTCACTGAGGAAATGGGAAGCGATGAACAAGCCATTAATGCGTTTGAAAAACTCGCACCAAATCCCACGGAAGAAGCGGAGCCGGACAACGAGCCTGATGACGACGCGGTAGAGGAAGTCAGCGATGACGAACCCGAAGCCGACGACGAAGCCCAGGACCAACTCGTAGAGGCAGAATTTGAGGGCAAGACTTACAAGGTCGCCCCCGAGCTTCAGAAAGCGCTGCTTAGGCAGGCTGACTATTCGCGCAACATGAACGAAGTTAGCGCGCAGAAGAAAGCCTACGCTGAACGCGTCGAAAAAGCTGATGGATATGTCGATAGTGCTGAAAAGTACGCCGAAGCCCTCGCTGACGTTCAAGGTGTTGATGCCCAGCTCAAGCAGTTTGAAGCTGTCAATTGGCAGCAGCTACGGTCAGAAAACCCAGGTGAATACGCCGCTCTTGCCGCTGATGCGCAGACTCTGCGCATGGCTAAAGACGGATACGTTCGCCGGGCACAGAACCTTGGCAATGAGATAACCCAGGTCCGCCAACAGGCATTGCAAGAGAAACGATCAGATATGGTCAAGACGCTTGCAAAAGAGTTGAAAGGATGGGGTGACGAGCTAGGCGCGAAGATCAGTCAGTACGCCATGTCAAGCGGTTATGCACCGCAAGACCTTGACTCAATGACCGATGCGCGACTAGTGATTGCACTGGACAAAGCACGACGTTACGACGCGCTCCAGTCTGAAAAGTCACAACTCAAAACCAAGGCGAAGGACGCACCACCAGTGGTGAAGCCAGGCGCACCGCGCAAGGCAGACCCAAAGGCGGAAGTGATGACCAGGCTACGTAACGACAATTCAACCGAGTCCGCAGAGGCGGCTTTTCTTCAACGAATGAGGTAATTCATCATGGCAGTTCCTGCAAACAGTCTCCAGACCTTCCAGTCCACAAACAACGCTGAAAACGTGACAGATATTGTCATGAACATCAGCCCTATCGATACCCCTTTGCTGACGATGGCAAAGAAGACCACGGCTGAGGCAACCTTCACCCAGTGGCCTATCGAGTCCCTGTCTGCCGTTGACACCAACAACGCCAACATTGAGGGCGACGACGCTGCGATCGACGTGTCCAGCACCCCAACTCTGGTGGGCAACTACACCCAGCTGATGGACAAGACCGCTTCCGTGACAACCACGCAAGAAGCCATCAAGAAGTACGGCGTTTCGAAAGAGATGGCGAAACAGATGGCGAAGAAGTCCAAAGAGCTGAAGCGCGACATGGAAACCACCGCGTTTCTGAATCAGGCGCGTGTGGTCGGTGCTGCTGGTACGGCGCAAAAAATGCGTTCGCTGCCATCATGGATCACCACCAACGTTTCGCGTGGTGTGGGCGGCGCTAACGGTTCGGCCACCACGGCTGCAACTGACGGCACACAGCGCAACTTCACCGAGGCCCTGTTCCGTCAACTGATTGTCACCACGATCACCAACGCTGACGAACTGCCAAATACCGTAATGGCTGGCCCCGCCAACCGTGCCAACCTGTCCACGCAGCTGAGCGGCAACAGCACCCGTTTCTATGAACTGAAAGACGGCCAGCTGAATGCTTCCATCTCCGTCTACCGCAGTGATTACGGCCCGCTGAAGCTGGTCATGAACCGCTTTATGCGCGAACGTGACATGTTCCTGATCAATCCAGAGTACATCGGCATCCGCACGCTGGAGCCAATGCAGTCGCAAGACTTGGCAGTGACCGGCCTGACAAAGAAGAAGCAGTTGTGGACCAACTGGACGCTTGAAGTGTCCAACGAAGCGGCCCACGGCGTTTTGGCTGACCTCAATACCGTAGTAATCTAAAGCAAATAATTAACAGGGCGGCTCAAATGGGTCGCCCTTTTTTACAAGAGGTAAAGAAATGCCAGTTAATATTCGTCAAGATGGCGACGGCTCTATGGGCCTGTCGGGTATCGGTGGTGGTCAGGGTGAGTTCATCAACGTGAAAGTTGAATACACTGCGGCCACGGTAGATAAGCTGGCATTCGTTGCTAGTCGCGCCTACATCGTCAAATCAATCATTGCCCGCCCCAGCGCTGCTGGTACTGATGTGGGTGCTGTCAGCCTCGTGCTGCGCAAAGCTGCCTCTGGTGTAGCGTTGACTGCTGGCGTCGCATTGCACGCCGCTGTGGTCGATCTCAAGGGTGCCGCAGACGTGAACCAGATTCCAGCTGTAACGGTGGCTGATGCGATCATCCCGGCTGGTACTGCAATCGGCTTGGACTTTACTGGCGTGCTGACCGCAGCGGCTGGGATCGTCACTATCTCGATGGCACCACTCTAATCATGGCAGACCGAATCCACATCGGCGGGGTCACTGACACCATCTTGCATCTTGAAAGTGATGGCACGATCATTACTGAAGAGCGGCAGGACTGTGAAGGCATCCTAGACTATACGCACGCGGCCCGAAATTATCGTTTTGACGCTGAAGTGATGGACGGTTTGGCCCGCCATGTGGCCGAGGTTCCTATGGTCGAGTACATCAAATGGTGTCGCGAAGCTGGGGTTGCATTGTTCACGCCAGAAGCTGACAAGGTTATGGAGATCAAGCTCGCTGACCCAGCCAATCAAGCCATGCTCGCCGCACCCAAAGTAAGAGACCCGCGAATCATCATGAAGGGTGTGCGTTAAATGGAAAAGTACATTAACAACGTCACATCCGCCACGGGCGATGTGATAGTGGGCGCACAAATTCTTGTCACGACATTAAGTGGCACGAATGCGGTCATTTACGCAACTGATGGCGGTGCTGCTGTAACTAACCCGTTAATCAGCGGAGTTAACGGATATTTCGAGTTTTACGCAAATGACGGCCAATATAAATTAACCGTCAGCGGCCCAGGCATTAAAACGTTTGTCATTGCAGACATTAGATTGTCTGATTCATTGCCTTTGCTGACGGAGATAAAAAGCCGGGTTTACGGCCCTTTGGCTGCTGACCCGACAGTTGACCCAATTGGCAACGCGCCGACGTTTGGTGATGAATATTACAACACTGTTTTATTGGTGTTGAAGAGGTTTAACGGGACTACGTGGCTAGCCGATATTAGCCCTGCCAATTTATCAGCAAATGGTGGCTCCGCACTTGTTGGGAATATTGTCAGTGGCACCGGTTCCGTGCTTAGAACTTTAGCGAGCAAAGTAAACGACATTATCTCCGTGCGTGATAAAGGGGCTGTGGTTAACGGTACTACTGATGACACACTCGCAATTCGTGCAGCTCGGGGCGTTGTAGAAGGCAAAGGGGGCACGGTTGTATATGGTGGGAAATCCGCTGCTACGGGATTTTGGGAAAACTTATCAGCACTGGCAATGGAGTGGGTAAAAGGTTCTGCAACCGCATACGCGATTGATTTGGAATCGAGTAAGCCGATCATCTCGCTGAAACTGTTCAACGGGACACCATCTGCCGGGCCGGGTTATGCAGCTTATGGGGCAAGGTTTGACGGCTACACAAAGCCAGGCGTAGACGCGGCCAGCTCAGTTGCAGGTTTGTTTGCAATGCAATCGTATTCAACAAACTCGTCAGGCACAAATTTCAATAACACCAATCAAGTAGCATTGGTGGCTAATTCATCCGCCCTTGATTCCGCCTCTTCGGCATCTATAGAAGCGTTTAATGCAATCGCCTTTTCCGCATATACGGGAACATTACCCCAGCAAGTGATCGGCATTGAAAGTGATATTGGTGCATCACGTTCGCCGGGATGGCTTGGTGATGCAAGTAAAAACTTTGGCGTGGCTTACTCTGCCATTGTTGCGGGGGGTACTCAAGATATCACAGTTGCATACGCTTGTGATACATCCGAGGCTACACAGTCATTTTGGCACGGTGCGGTTTACGCTGGTGTCAGCAAGACAGGTTTGACCGTTGCCAGAAATGGTGCCATAGTCCCAGAATCAGGCGTTTGGGTTTCTGCGGCTTCTACTTTCGGAATTTATGTCGGCGCAAAAAACAAGCATCAATTAAACCCAGGAAGCATAGCGAACTTTACTTATAAGCCGGTTGTCGGGTTAGGTTTGGGGCAAGAGGGAGCAACTTCGGCAAATTCTCACAAGCTGCGTTTTATCTCTACAAATGCAGCGTCAGCAGAAGTGAGTGCAGATATATACACAGACTCCGATGGCAACCTGTCTTTTGATGTCGCAGGTGTAAATAAGGTGAGGATTGCAGCGTTTAACGGCTCTGTTTTTGTCAGTGGGCAACAAGTTTTAAGTACTCGGAATACAGGCTGGGGTGACAACACTGGTGCCACAAGCAAACTAGCTTTTGATCCCGCTACTGTCACGTTACAGACTCTTGCTCAAACAGTATCCGCGCTGCAACAAGCACTGAAAAATCACGGTTTGATTGGTGCTTGATAGATTTTAAATGAAACCAAATTGTTAGAAGAAAAATCACTATGTCAATAGTAGTTTCAACAGTCAAGACAGGCGGCATCGCCACATATCCGCAGCTTCTGATTGAGCTGACACGACTAATTGATGGAGACGACGTTAGTGCAACAACGATTGCGGTGGAAACCCTTCGCCAGATCATTAACCTGGGCGAGCGACGCTTATACCGCGAAGTACGTTCAGCACAAAATGAAAAGGCTTGGGGCTTGACTGTGACTGGTAACGCAGTGACGCTGCCTGTGGACTTCCAATCGGCCAGTATTGCCCACTTCGGGCGCTTGCCACTAGAGCCGGTAGCAGAGGAAGTCATCCTAGACCGTGGCCGATTTAGTCAGGGCGGTGATTGCCTTTACTACGCCAAGGCCGGTAACACGCTGGTGTTTTCACCTTCGGTGGCGGACGGAACGGCATTGCAGGGCCGCTATTACTGTAGTTTGCCTTCGCTGGACGCGACTACGCTACCCGGCAACTTACTATTTGCCCAGGCAGAAGATTTATTTGTCTACGCGGCGTTGACTGAAAGCGCACCGTTCTTCGAGCAAGACAACCGCATTCAGCTGTGGAATGCTAAGTATCTGGACATTCTCAAACAGGTAAACGAGAACCACCATCGCGGCGCGTATTCTGCGGGCCGTATCAAAATCAGACCCTCAACGCGCTTGATGCGCTGAAAGAACCAAATGGCAAACTTTACCTGCGCAAATACGGCAATCGCTGTAACCCCAAGCAACACCGTAGATCATGTGAACGGCAAAGCAGACGCCCTTTATATCGGCGTGGCGGGCGATGTGACGCTGATTGTCAACGGCGTCGCAGTGCTGTTTAAAAACGCAGCCGGGATGCTTTCGGTCAATAGTACGCGGGTTAATGCAACAGGAACAACCGCCTCCAGCATCGTGGCGCTGTACTGACATGCAAATCGGAATTGGAATGGGCCTAGCCTTCGGGCAGGTTCAATCAATATCGTCGCAGGTTGTCGCTATATTCAACAGTGGGATTCAAGGCGCATGGTTTGCTCCAAATCAAGCCACAGCGACACCGTGGTTCCAAGATAGCGCTGCCACCACGCCAGTGACGGCATTTGAGCAGTTCATTGGCAACGCACGCGACCGCAGCGGCGGCGGAAACCATGCCACACAAGCCACGGCAGCCAATCGCCCAATATATCGCCAGGACGCGCAAGGGTTCAGCTACACAGAGTCGGACGGCGTAAACGATAGCCTGAGCAGCGCAGCTGGTGGCGGCGGAACTGCTGGTTTCTTTTATTGCGCAGCGGTGCAATTAAACGCAGGCGGGGCCATTCAAAGCCTGTTTTCGGACGCTGGGCTGAACGGCGGCTATCGCGCGCGGGTTCTGGCTGGCAATCAAGTAGAACTTGCATCGGGCGGCGGCACACCATTGACCCCCCCAGTTGCTGACGCGGCATCAATGGCCGCTATTGGAGGGACATTGCCTGCGGCCACCTACTTTACGGTCATCACTGCGTTGAACGCAAAAGGCGAATCTCTGAAATCGAATGAGGTTTCTGTTGCTACGCTGGGCACAACGTCCACGATTACCAATACATGGGCGGCGGTGGCGGGTGCGACGAGCTACCGCATCTATAGAGGCACCGCAACGGGCGCACAGGACGTGTTTAATGCCGTTGGCAATGTATTGACGTTCACTGACACCGGCGCTGCTGCAACGGCTGGCGCACCACCCACAACGACAGACACGGCCTTCACCAAGCTAACCAGCGCTGCATTGACACTGAACAGTGTCGCCATCGTTTCAGTGTTTGACGACGGGACAAATTTGAACATTCAGATGGGCGTATCTGCCCCAGTGACTATTCCTCGAGTGGCTGTGTCTGCTGGAAGTGCAGGGATCAGCTATCGAAAGTCCAATGTTGCGGCGCTTGAGTTCGGCAATGTCCGTGTGTTTGAGGAGATCTATTTCAAAGGAACTTCAGGGGCGGCGGACCAGCGGCTCAAGGCACAACGGCAAGTTGCGGCATCGGTGGGGGTAACTCTGTGAGTTTAGGTAATCAGAAAGGACCAACAAGTGATTAACTTTATAGGCCCTTCATACCCTCTAGGTGGTAAAGCTGCCTCTGAGCGCAGCATTAACCTGTACCTTTCGTCGATTGAATCAGGTACAGGGAAGGCCAAATTCATGCTGAAAAGCATTCCAGGCCTGACGCTGTTTTCTGATTTGCTGATGGCGTATCGCGGCGGCATCGTCACCCGTGGTCGAACCTTTATGGTCGGTGGTAATAAGCTTTTTGAATTGGACGCGAACGGCGTTAAGACAGAGCGCGGCACACTGTTGACCGCATCAGGCCGAGTATCCATCGCCGTAGGCGTAACCCAAATGGTTATCGTTGATGGAAATAACGGCTACGTTTTCACGCTGAGCGACAACAGCCTTACCAGGATAAGCAGCCCCAATTTCTACGGTTCGCGCTTTGTCGCATTCCTTGGCGGCTACTTTATATTTATCCGGCCAGGTACACAGCAGTATTACATCAGCGCCATCGACGACGCAACAGACCTTGATGCACTGGAGTTCTCATCGGCAGAATCCAACCCTGACCGCGTTAATATGGTTTTGAATGACCATGACGAGTTGAAGTTGTTTGGTGAGCAGACGACGGAAACGGCGGTGCTAACGGGCGGCGTAGACTTTCCATTCGGGCGTATAAGCGGCGCATTGATGGAGGTGGGGTGTATGGCCCCAGATACTGCTCTACGCCTTGACAGCGCCATTTATTGGCTTGGGCAGAACGACACGGGCGGAGGCCAGGTTTTTCGATCGAAAGGATCGCAACCTCAGATCATTTCCGACGACTCGATTGACCAGGCGCTACAGGCATCTACCAACCTAGCAGCCGCAACGGCCTACGGGTATCAGCAGAATGGCAATACGTTCTACTGCATCAATGCGCCAGGCCTCAAAACCACGTTGGTTTTTGAAACTAAAACCGGCAAGTGGCACGAGCGGGCTGAATTGATTGACGGTGAATATGCGCCGCACCGTGCTGTAGATTACCTGTATTCGTTCAATAAGTGCTTGATCGGTACGGCTGACGGCAAGGTTTATCAGTTCGTGACGTCAGCCCACACTAACGCAGGCTCGCCGCTAGTTCGTGACCGTATCAGCCCGCACAACGCCACGCCGATGATGCAGCGACAAACCTATCCACGGTTTCAGCTGGATTGCGAAGTAGGCCGGGCGCCAGCAGGGGCAACGCCGAAAGTCATGCTGAGATACTCGAATGACGGCGGTTTGAACTGGTCGAACTGGCTGGCGCAACCGTTGGGGCTAACTGGCGAGTTTCTGCATCGGATTATCTGGCGTCGATTGGGCACGGCACGCGACCGAGTATGGCAAGTGCGATGCACCGATGACATCAAGTTTGACATTGTGGCGGGGGTTGCTTGATGGAAAACGTTCTGTCATTCCCACGCCGAATCCCAATAACACGCGATGGACAGCTTGCCTCTGAAGAATTTATACGGTTTATTGAGGCGTCTATATTCCGCCTAGGCGGAACGGTTGGCCCTAGCATTCGTGACTTGGATGCGCAGCAGTTTGCCGATGCAGGTATTGAAGAAGGCAAAGCCCAATTGGCGGCGTTCGTTAACGAGTTCTCAGTGCAGCCAATTCAGGATGTCGCGGCACTTAACAGAGGCGTTGATGACATGCAATTAATACCACCGCAAGTCATAGAAAAGCTGGACAATATGACCACTGAGATCAACGAGTTGCGCGAGACTGTTTACGCCCTAGTTACTGAAATACAAGCACTTAAAGGTTCCCCATTATGAGCGTCAACAACAAAGTATTGATTGAGAGCAAGGACGCTGAGGCGGTGCAAACTACGCAATTCACTTCAGCAAATACTCGAACCATTATCGACAAGTTCACAGCAGTTAATACGACGGCGGCGGCTCAGACGCTATCTGTCAATTTGGTTGTGCAGGGCGGTGCTGCTACGTCTGCCAATTTGGTGGTGAAGGCCAAAAGCATTGCAGCCAATGAAACATACACATTCCCTGAGATTGTCGGCCACTACCTTATGTCGGGCGGCTTTATATCCACGATTGCCAGCGCCACAGGTTTGACGATCCGGTCATCGGGCCGAGAGGTCACATAATGGAACTGACCCTGAGCGACTCAATGCGGCACCGCGTAGACCAGCTGGAGCAGGCGTTGAACCACGCACCTCCAGTTGATTGCCCTGTGCGTCATTACTTCGCCCCAGGCCTGTACGCGCGCGAGATGAGCATGTCAAAAGGAACAGTGATTGTCGGCGCAGTCCACACCACCGAGAACCTGATCATTGTGTCGCTTGGAAAGCTTCAGATCGTGACAAGCGATGGCACGAAAGTGGTCAATGCAGGCGATACCATTACTTGCAAACCGGGTATGAAGAATGCAGTGGTAGCGCTTGAGGATTCACGCTGGACAAACTTCTTCCCGAACGCCGATAACGAAACTGACACCGATAAGCTGGCAGAACGGTTCACGACTTCGCTGGCATGTGAGTTGTTGGGCGGCGCAGGAAACCTGCAACTGCTTAATGAACAAAAACGATTGAAGGAATAATCATGGCCTTTGGAATATCCGCAGCCACGTATTTGACAGTAGCTGCTACAGCTGGTGGCGCGTACCTTAGTTCAAAAGCATCAGGCAAAGCGGCTGATCAGCAAGCACAATCAGGCCGTGACGCAAACGCATTATCAGAGCGCCAATTCCAGCAAACCCGCGAAGACAACGCTCCAACCCGCCAGCGTGGCGATGCGGCAGGAAGTCGGCTTGCTACTTTGTTGGGTTTGAATGTGCCAATGAGCGGCAGCGGAAGCACGGCCAACCCGCGCAATGCTGAACTGCAAACCTACCTGGACCGCGTAAACGCTGACACCGCCGATCTGAACGATAACCAGCCATCAGGTGAGCGCGACGCAGCACTAGAACGCAACCGCCAAGAGGTCGCACGGGTAACGGCTGAAATGTCAACCATGCAGGCCCAGGACCAACAAACGCAAAGCTCTGACCCTGCGTTTGGCTCGCTAACTCGGAACTTCAACGCTGGCGACCGTGACGCTGACCCGCTCTATTCGCAACTGCGGCCCCAGATCGACGGGGCATTGCAGCGCAGTAGCAACTTTCAAACTTCACCAGGCTACGAGTTCCGCACAAACGAAGGCATGAAGGCCACAGCCAACACCGCCAACGCACGTAACGGCAGCTATTCCGGCGCAACGCTTAAAGCACTGACCCGCTTCGGCCAAGACAACGCCAGCAGCGAATACAACAATTGGTTTAACCAATCCAACGTAGACCGCAATTTCGTTGCAGGCCAAGGGCAGGACGCATTCAACCGCTTCAAATCCAACAACGACACGCAATTTAACCGCTTGTCCGCAGTGGCCGGTACTGGTCAGACTGCGACAAACAACGTCAACGCAGCCGGGGCACAGTACGCGCAAAGCGCCGGAAGCAATCTGATGGGTATTGGCAACGTACAGGCAGCTGGAACTGTGGCTGGGGCCAACGCAATCAGCGGCGGGCTGTCATCGCTTGCCAACAACTACCAGCAGCAGATCAGAAACCGGGACAGCAGCTACTACCCGCAACAAAGCTTTGATGGCACTGGAATGTGGAGAAATATGTAATGGCGCTAAATCCTTCAATTATTCAAGGCCTCAAACAGTTTCAGATTGATTCGCCTGACGAGTCACTGGTTAAGTCGCTGACGATCAAAGACCTGATGCGCAAGTCGCAGGAATCTGAATTTGCAGCGCAGGACGCACAAACAGCACGGCGCGACAAGATCACAATGAATGAGTTGTACCAAAGCGCGCTTGGGGCCAACGGCAAGCTAGACCGCAATGCACTACTGACAGGCGCGGCCCAGCGTGGCTTGGGCTCGCAGATCCCCGGCCTGCAAAAGAACTTCGCAGCTGACGATAAAGCGCAAGGCGAGCTTTCAGAGACAGCGGCCAAGACCAGCAAAATCCGGTCAGAGGCTCTGAAGATGACGCTAGAGCGCAGCCGGGACAGCCTGAACACCATCAACGATCCAATTGCCGCAGAGCAGTGGGTTCGCGCGAACTACGCAAACCCTGAGCTGGCCGAGGTGACGAAGCATGGCAACGTGGATCAGGCGGTCGCAGGCATCCCCAAGGACCAGGCTGGGTTCCAGCAGTGGAAGCTGCAAAGCGGACTGAGCGCTGAGAAGATGATTCAGTTCACCACGCCTGATGCAAACGCGCAATTGTCGGCCAGAACTTCAACCGCCAACAACGCCGCGACAGTCGCCAATTCCGCAAGCAATGCGGCACTTACCAACGCCCGGACGCGAGACTTCAATGACACAAAGGTTGAAGATAACCGTATCAAGCGCGAAGCAAAAGACGACGCAAACACTTTGACGAAATCAAGCCAATTGGCTAGTTTTGACACCATGCTTGGAACGCTTGACCGCCTAGCAGCGCACCCCGGCCTATCTCGCTCTGTTGGTGTAACTGGCATGTTGCCAACAATGCCAGGCTCAAACTCTGCCAACTTCCAGGCAGAGCTGAACACATTTCAATCACAGGCCTTTATCCCGATGGTGGCCCAGCTTAAAGGCATGGGCGCACTGTCTGATGCTGAGGGTAAAAAGCTGACGGCGGCAGTCGGCGCACTAGACCCCAAGATGGGTGAAACAGCTTTCCGGGACTCAGTGGAGCGAATCACTACCGACATGCAAGCCGCACGACAACGAATGGCCGGAGCAAACAAAGGAAACGCCAGCGCGGGACAAGATGGTGCTGTCAGTAAGTCAAAATCTGGCAAGGATATTGTGATGCGTAACGGCCAGTGGGAGTATAAATAATGGGTCGCGCAGTACCTGCTGATGATTTGCCGGGTGGCGGCTCTTCGTTTGAAGCTGCCCTTCAGGCGGAGGGTGTATCGGGCCGCATCGCTGATGTTGCCCGTTCTATTTATCAGCAAGAGTCCGGCAGCGGCAAAAACACTAAAACATCCAACGCGGGCGCGGTGGGTGGGATGCAAATTATCCCTGCCACATTTAACCGCATGGCCGATAAAGGATGGTCTATCGATAACCCGGACCAGAACGCACGGGCTGGCATTCGGTACATCAAAACACTGAGCGAGCGCGCTGGGGGCGACCCAGCGTTAACCGCGTCTGGGTACTACGGCGGTGAGGGCGCAATTGATAAGGCTCGCAGAGGTATTGCGGTATCAGACCCACGTAACCCAAAAGCGCCCAACACCCTTGAATATGGGCAGCAAGTCGCGTCCAGGTTGCCACGACAGCCCCAAGCAAGCCGGGCCGTGCCAGAAGATGACCTTCCAAGCGCGCAGCCTGCATCGGCCCCAGCTTCAAAAAGACCAGAAGCGATAGACCCAACTGAAGGAAACTCGTTTTTCCAGAATGCGGCGGCGGGCGCGGGCAAGTTCGTGTCGGACAACTTGGGTACGGGATTGCAACAACTGATAAACGATGGCGCTGCTGGTCTTGAGAATATGACCCCCGCACCGATTCGGTCAGGCTTGAATTACCTCAATAACAAAATGGGGTTCCAAAGCGCACAAGTTACACAGGCTCAGGGCCGGGCTGAGATTTTAGAGGCTCGCAAACGGGACGCGCCGCTGATGAATACGGCGGGCGGCATCACTGGCAACATTGCCGGGGGTATTCTGTCTGCTGGATTGCTGCCAGCGGTTAACACACTCAAAGGAGCGGCCGCAGTCGGCGCAGGGCTTGGACTTGTTCAGCCAGCGGTAGATACGCAAGAGCGCGCAATGAATACCGGCATTGGAGCCATTGGTGGCGGCGCTGGGCAAGCTATTGCCACCGGCCTTGCGCGAGTGGCTGCACCGCAAACATCGGCAGCAGTTAAAGGCTTGATGGCCGAAGGTATAACGCCCACACCCGGACAGATACTCGGTGGCTCATTCAAGCGCGCAGAGGATGGCTTAACCAGCGTCCCAATCGTTGGGGACGCCATTAAATCAGCTCAGAGGCGCGCAGCGGGTGACATGAACACCGCCGCCATGAACCGCGCCTTAAAACCAGTTGGCGAGGCTCTGCCAAAGGGATTGCAAGGTCGTGAAGCGGTGGAGTATGTCGGCACGACTTTGGGTAAGAAGTATGACGCGCTACTGCCAAAGCTAGCCACCCAAGCCGATGACGAATTTGTCAACCAAACGACGACGCTTAAATCACTGGTTCAAAACGGGAACATGGGCGAGGCTGAAGCGGCTCAATTTGGCAAGATACTGAATAACCAGGTGCTAAACAAGTTTCAGGGCAATAACTCAGTGACTGGCGAAACCATCAAGCAAATGGATGGTGAGCTTGGCCGTTTGTCTGGAAACTACTTGCGCGACCCTTCAGCCGACAAACGCCAACTGGGCGAGGCCATCGGGGAGTTGCAAAGCAATCTGCGAGATTTGATGACCCGAACAAATCCAGATTACGCCAAGGAACTAAAAACAATCAACACGGGCTATGCCAACTTCAAACGCATTCAACGCGCTTCGGCTGGTGTTGGTGCTGAAGACGGTATTTTTAGCCCCGCTCAATTACAGAGCGCCGTAAAGGCGATGGACCGCAGTAAGGATAAGCGCGGATTCTCTGAAGGGCGTGCATTAATGCAAGACTTATCGGAGCCAGCCAAATCAGCCCTAGGCGCGTCTGTTCCTGATTCCGGCACTCCATACCGGCTTATGGCGACGATGGGCGCTACGGGCGCTGCTGGGGCTGGCTTGGGTGTTCCTGGGGCGATAGGAATGATGGCTGCGCCTGTTATGTACTCAAAAGCAGGGCAGGCAGCAATGGCGGCAATGCTAACTAAGCGGCCAGAAGGCGCGCAACGGTTGGCGGATTTATTGCGGCTTACTGGTGGAGGTGCTGCTGCTGGCGGTGCGGCGCTCGCCGTACAGAAGTAGTTGAGCTAGTTTGTTATTTGGTTTGTTACGCAGCCATTGCATAAAATGCGAATAGAACAGTGTTTTTAATGCAATACCTACACCCAAACCCAGCGCACCGTAAAAAGTTGAATCCAAAATAAACCCCATGCCTTTTAGGCTTGAAAGACAAAAAAGATGGCAGCGTTTCAATCACTACCGTTAATCGCAGTTTCTGACGATGCAGGACTTCCGCTTGTCGGCGGGAAAATATTCACCTACGAGTCAGGCACTCTAACCCTAAAGACAACCTTTTCAGATACCGCCCAAACCGTACAGAACACTAACCCGGTTATTCTAAATGCGCGTGGCGAAGCGTTGATGGTTTTGGGCTCTGGCGCTTACACGCTTGAATTTGCCAGGGCAGATAACAGCGTTGTGCGAACGGTGAATGGGGTGGTTGACGATACAGCGGCGCTGAGCATCACCACGAATTCCGGTATCGCTTCAATCCGCACAGATTTAAGCTCTGCGTTGGATCCATTAAAAGGTTCTGCGCTGGTGGGGTTTTCAGCCTCTGGAACTGGCGCTATCGCGCTGAACATCCAATCCGTGCTTCGGCAGTGGAAAACGTTTGAACAGTTTGGCGCAATCGGTGACGGCGTGGCTGACGATACTACGGCGATGACTGCGGCGGTTACTTCGCTGTCAACAAGTGGCGGTGTAATTAAGGCTGGGAACGGCAAGACCTATAACTACACATCGGTGGTTTACCCGGCTGACGCAACCGCTGGGATCATTATTGAAGGCTACGGCGCCACGTTCCGCAAAACCAGCGTGGGAGGCAACGGTTTTGTTATACGCGGCACAGCTGGGCCGGGCGGCCCTACTGGCGGCAAGCGCCGAGGCTCTGGTATCCACGGTGGGCGATTCACTCACTCAGTCGCCCAGGCCTCGGGAAGCACGATCCACATTGAAGACGCCGAACACACCCAAGTCAAGGACTTTGAGATTGAACTTCCGTATATCGGAATCTTCGTAAAGAACTGCTTCAACATTCACATCAAGGGTAAGAGCTACATCCGAAATTCTGGTTTGGCAGACATCTACCTACAGGGCACAGGAACCACGCCCACGACAATTGATATTTTCATCGATGGCGTTTTGGGTGAGGGTACTTCAGGCAACACAACAAAGGTCGGACTTGTTGTTGACAGCGGGGTTAGCGGGGTTTACGCATCAAACTGCGACTACACGCACGGCTCCACGGGTGTGCGCTTCAGTAATACGATATTTGGTACGCCACGGCCTGAGTTCCTGTTTTTCAGTCAGGTGCTTTGTGATACCAACGCATCAAGCGGATGGTTTACTGAGGGCGACGTAGTTGGTGTTTTTTACAACACTTGCTGGGGCGCTACAGCCGGAGGCGCTGGATCAGGTTTTGAATTGAGCAACGGCACAGGCCACTTCCTGACCAACTGCCAAGCGTTTAACAATGCGCGCCACGGCGTGAATATATCGGGAGCCGCAGAGGTTCACGTTAACGGCGGGTTGTTTTCCGGTAACTCAAAAAGCGCTGCTAACACTTATTCTGGCGTTCGGGTCGCTCCGGGTGTGTCCGGCTTCTCGGTCAAAAATGCACGCTCTGGCAACCTTGTGGGAGTTGGATCCGGCGTCCAGAAGCACGGCATTGACGTTGCCGCTGGCGCATCAAACAGCTATCAGCTGTTGGCAAACGATTTGCGTGAAAACGGAACATCGAGCCTGAACGATCAGGGCACAGGCGTTAGCAAGCGGCTGCACGACAACCAGGGATTCAACCCCCGCGCCTTCATGGGTGTGGTGACTACACCAGCCACAGGCGTAGCGCTTACCAACCCATTCGGTACTGACGCATCGGTCTATATTGTGGGCGGCACAATCACCGTCATTGAGATTAACGGGAGCGGCGGGTTTGTCACTACCGGCGTGACAACAGGCCATGTCCGCGTACCGGCCGGGGCTCAGATCCGACTGACTTACACCGGATCGCCGACGACCACATGGGTGGGTGATTAATCATGATTGGAAACGTGCTTCGTTCCAAAATCTGCGTTAGATTTATCTCCGCATTGTTGGCAATTGATTTAGCCAAAAACTTTATCAGTCCAGCAATGTGGATTTATGGCGAGCCCAGGTCGGTGATTGGAACGGTAGCACGTCTGGCTACATGGCCCGAAGGGCTTGCATTGATGTTTTGTGTATCTGCTCTATTGGTGGTGCCTTACGTCCTTATGCGCTTGTTTAGGCCAAACATGGCAAGCCGGAATATGTGGACGCAATGGGCGTGCCGGGGTTTAATCATGGGCGGCGTGATTTGGATGTACATGGCCTACCTTTCGCGGAATCTTGATTACCAGGTTGCCACTATCCTGTTTTCATTTAACGGAGTTATGGCAATTGTGATGGCTGGTATTTTGGGGTACGGCATCAATCAAGACCAGATAGAAAACGAAGATCGGGCCAGAAAATGAAGCGGAACACGATAAGAGGTTTCGCTTTTGCGATGTGGTGCCTTGCTTTTGGTCATGCAGTTCAAGCTGCAACGATGGCTGAATTTATGGGCGCTTATGACCCGGACCTGAAGTTTTGGGCGTTGACGTTTGCTCTGTTAGGTGGGTCGATCAAATCAATCATGAGCTGGCAGGGTGACACACGCACCGTGCGCGTGGTAGCGGGTGAATTTGCCTGGAACCTATTCCACGCCGCAGTGGCTGGGATGGCCGCATTCATGCTGGTACAGGGCTTGCGTGGATCAGGTTACGCTATTGCCTCAGAGGTCCGTGTAGGATGTATCCTGATGGCTGGCTGGCACGGCAAGTCGGCATTGACTTGGATGGTTGACTTCATCAAAGCTCGCTTCGATGCACACGCTGTAAAGCAAGACGCTAAACCACTAGACCCAAAGGACACACCTTGAACTTAGACGCAATAATTGAAGATGCCTACACTCCGGCGCTTGATTTTATTTGTGTGGCTGATTCGCGTGAGGCGCGGGTGATGGTGCTCGCCATTGGGTTGCAAGAGTCCCGCTTCAAATACCGAAGACAAATGGGCAACGGGCCAGCCAAATCGTTTTGGCAGTTTGAGCGAGGCGGCGGCGTCCGGGGTGTGTTGAACCACGCGGCAAGCAAAGTAAAGGCTTTGCATTTATGCTCTGGCAGAGGCGTCGCACCAGACCCAATGAGCGTGTGGAATGCAATGGAATTTGACGATGTGCTGGGCGCTGGGATGTGCCGACTTCTGTTGTTGACCGACCCCAAGCCATTACCCAAGGTAGATGACGTACAAGGTGCTTGGGCTTACTACATTCGCACTTGGAGGCCAGGCAAGCCCCATATAGATTCCTGGGCAGGGTTGCACGCCCAAGCTGTGATTGGCAGCGTATGAGCTGGATCAAACAAGCCCTCCTATTCCCGCTGGTCATAGTGGTGCAAGTGTTCATCCTGATCATGTTCTTCGTGTCCGTTTTGATGGCTCTGTTGCAAAAGGCATTCAAGTGACCGCGCTATTGAACTGGCGTGTCTGGGCAGCGGTTGCCCTGGTGGTGGTCTTCGCCATCAGCCACGGTGTAGCCTACCGGACAGGCCGCGACGAGGTGCAAGCTGATTGGGACAAGGACATTACGGAACGTACCGTACAGGCGCTGGCCGCTGAACAGGCTGCACGCGCAAAAGAGCAAACCCTGCAAACCAAAAACACAAAAGTGAGTGCTGATTATGAAAAACAAAAAGCGAGTAATCGTGCTCTTGCTATCAGCCTTGATGACAGCTTGCGCCAGCTCCAAGCCGCCATTGCTGATACAGCCAGCCCAAATTCCCCCCCCATTGCCGGAACTAATGGAACCGGAGGACTTGACCGCGAGCTACTCGGAAATTGTGCGCGGACTCTTGCAGAGCTGGGCCAAACGGCTGACCGACTGGAAGGAAAAGTTGTAGGTTTGCAGAGCTACGTTGCTGAAGTCTGCAAAAACTGAACGATGCTAGCCCGCGTGATTGCGTCGAGCTAGAAAGTAAGGGCAAACGCTGCCCTTCGTGAATGCGTGACTGTGGCGAGAGTGCCGCCTAATGAATAGTTGACGTTTTGATGTCTCGTTTATTTAACTCATTACAAAAACAAAGCAGGGCTGCAAAGCACGTACCGTGCCATTCTGAGTTATTGTCTTCATCAGCCGCTTTGATTAAATCGGCGTATGCTTCGTCAGCCGCAGCCTTTAGCTCTTTGTCATTCAAGGACCGTAAGTAATCGTTTGTTTCAATTACTTGGGCTTCACGAAGATCGTCTTCGTCTGGCAATTGGAATTTCATATCAAGTCCCTGTACTGCCAAAACCACCAGCACCGCGAACGGTTTCGCTGAGTTCATCGACCTCGACCAGCGTTAGTCGAGGCACAGGAATTAACATGGCCTGGGCTATGCGGTCGCCTGGGCTAACTTTCAAAAACGCGTAATCGCCGTAATCAGTGGTCAGTTTTACTATCAATTCACCACGGTAGTCTGAATCAATTACGCCGACGCAATTTGCTAATCGCACATTGAAACTAAATCCGTGACCGCTTCGGCTGTAGATCATCATGGCGTAACCAGCTGGAATCTCAAACGACAAGCCGGTTCTAAACTCTATTGGCTCACAAACCGTACCAGCGTTTATCGCATACAAATCAAAACAAGCAGCCCCATCGCTACCATAGGTTGGCATGATTGCATCAGGGTGCAGGCGTTTAATTTTTAGCTGCATAGCGCCCTACCTTGTCAACTTTACGATTTTGATATTCGTGTAACTCTGTTTGCAGCCGTTCAATGACTAGCGTAAGAATAGTCTCCACAGGATTGGTAAATTCGCCTTCGCCATCAATGCGAAAATCTGAAAAGATAAATTGCCCATCTTTTGCCACGGTTATAGCTCCGAATTTAATAACCCTAGCCTTTCGTGGCGCTGGTTTTTCTTGTTTCATATCAATCCTTTTTAACGGGCTTCAGCCGCAGTTTAAGAGTGCAAGCAGCACATACCCATAGTGCTCGAAATTTAACGGCTCCTGCGCTGGTTGCGGGGCCGCAGGTCATGCAGGTTATCTGCGCGTGAGGGCGTAGGTCGGTCAGGGTTTGGCGTTGCGTGTTCATCGCCGCTGTATCCCCATCCGTTTGACCCACCGTTTAATCGTCAATGGCGCGAAGTGCAGCGCCTTGGCAATCTGCTTGATCGTGTCGCCGTTCATCCTCATGCATTGAACTTGCGTGTCGTTGTATCGCCGACGCTGTGCAACCGCCATGCGCTTTTCGTAAGCTGCGAACATTGCCGGGGTCATGTGTCACCGCCTTGCCGGATGGCTGGTGGGGGTGGTAGGGGCATCCAGTGCGAATAACCCCATTCAAAATCTGACCCGAACCACACGTCAATACATGGCTCTCTGTACCCTTCAGCAAATGCAAGCACTCGCACCTGTGGCTCTGGCAACTGATCCATAACACTTATCCATTTTGGCGCGGCGCGCTCTGTTGCGGCCTGCCAAAACCGCCAAGCAAATTCACAATCGGCACTTTCCCTCCACGTTGGGTTGTCACCTAAAACCACAAATGCCAACGCCTCAAAATCCCGGCGCATGTCTGTTGTGTCGGTCATACCGTGCCTTTCGGCCAAGCTGCGGCTACGTTGTCATACAGCACATACCTGCCGTCTTCCTCTTTCCCCATGCAATAGCAGCAATCCCAGTCATACCGCTGAAACACTGGCATGGCTGCGCTTTGCTGTGGCTGCGCGATGGTCGCCTTACGCACGCGCTTACGGACAGCCCACAACCCATCACTGGCCGTTTTCCGGTCTTCCTCCGTGCCGGGAGATGCTAGAACTCGTTGGGCAAAACGCAGGGCGTCGTCATCGCTTAGGTCCGCGTCACTCATCTCGGCTGGTTGTACTGGCTGCGCTGTAGGTGGTTGCACTTTAGGCAAGCAAACTTTATCCTTCACATTACTGCACCCAGCCACGCAATCGCAGCCATCGCAAACGGGGTAAGGACCGGGCATTACGTGGCGCGTGCTGCCGTCTACTTGATTCCAACTGTTTATGGCAGTGGTCATTTTTTTATCCGAAGTTGCTCTAAGTGTTGGCGAGTGACGAAGGCCATACTTATAGATGTTGGCGTGCGCCCGATGCACACATAAGAGCACTCGTCACCAATTTCAGGCAGAGGCCCTTGAAACCAGGCAGAAAGATCTTTATAGGCCGTTGCCTCTAGGGCTAGCGGAACAAACTCAGTATTCACGCCAATTATTTCGAACTTCGGCGCTGCATCTGATACCCGGTGCGCTTCAATCTGCGCCGCTGATAATTGGCCGCTGGCAATGCACTGGTCTAAAAGTGATTTGACCATTTTTGAATCCTGTATGTGTTTGAGTAATGCCCATGCCTCGGACAGCTCTGGCTCTTGCAATTGGCTGGTTTCGACCAGAAGCAGGATGGTAGAGATTTGGTTGTTGTCAAAGGTCATAGGGTGATTCTGCGTGTGGTTGCTGACGTGACGCTTACTCGACGCTATCGCGCAGAGCTTTGCTTGGTAAAAACTTCACGACTTTTTTGGCTTTGATTTTGATAACCTCGCCAGTCTTCGGGTGCCGACCAACGCGCTTAGGCCGCTTGATGATTTGGAATGAGCCAAAGCCGACCAGCTGCACAGACTCGCCATGGCTCAATGTGCGGGATATGGCAAGCAAGGTAATGTGCAGCGCACGTTCAGAGCCAGCTGTAGAAAGCCCGGTGTTGCTCTGGATGTACTCGATAAGTTCGGTTTTGTTCATTGGATGTCGATTCGGGTTGATTGGGTAAGACGAGCGCCGATAACGTCAACGCCAGATTGCAAAGCCTTTTTGATTGCGGCCTTGTCGGGGGCTGATACAGGTGGCTTTGGTTCTGGGGTGCGCCAGTATTCAGCGGGAAGGCTGAGTTGGTCCGTCACTTCCACGGCTGGCGGGTTTTGCTTGATGCTGATCTTGAAAAACGGGCACTCAATCTTTTGAATGCCTGCATGTTCCATTGACGTTTTCAGGTAAGCGCGCAAACCGTCGGCGGTGCGTTGTCGCTGTGCCTTGAGAGCCTGGAGCCGAGCAATCTCTGCATCAATGGCCCCGTGGTGCGCTTCTGCTCCGCGCGCCACGTACTCGATGCCCTGCGCCTTGATTGCCAGCTCGTCACCGATGCCGCTACCTTCTATAGTGTCGGCAATGGTTTGGGCGTCGAGATCCAAGCTGGATAGCTTGTCAGCAAGCTCCAAATACTGATTGGATAACACGTAAAGTTGTGTCATGGCTCAATCTCCTTTAGGCCACACGGCGGTGATTGCGTCAATCGTGGCGGTGTCAAAGTGCTGCCAGATCGCATCAATGGCATGCTGGTTTAGAGTGGACAAGAATTCAGCAGCGCCCACTGCGTCGCCATTAGCA